ATATCGGTGTGGAATGGGAAACGCCTGTGGCTGAGCGGATAAAGGTGGGAGAGAGATAAAATGAAAATTTCAAAAGAAAGAATGTTAGAAATGTCGAAGAAGCTGGCAAGCATGGACTTCTGTCCGGAACAGAAGGTGTTTTATAAAAACATTCTGCGAATGGTGAAAGCGGATGTTGAGGGGCGGTTGTTGGTGCTGCCCTGCAAGGTCGGCGATATGGTGTATGAAATCATTGAGGAAACCGTACCAAACCACTATTTCTATATCAACGAATGGAAGGTGCAGGATGTATCGGTGAAGGCTGTCAAGTATGCTGACGAATGGGAACCGTATGACTATGAGAACCTGTATTTCACAAGAGAGGAAGCGGAAGCGGCAATGAAGAAAAGGAGATGTGAAGCGGATGGCGATTAAACCAATCTTATTCAATACCGAAATGGTGCGGGCGATTTTAGACGGGAAAAAGACTTGCACTCGGCGGATTGTGAAAGGTGCTATCCCTGATGATGCGATGTGGGGGTATACCATGTTTACACCAAAAGGCTGTATATCTTGCAGGGGGGTGTATGCTGATGAATATGGTGAAAAATTTTTTAGATTACCATATCAGCAGGGAGACATTCTGTATGTTCGGGAAACGTGGTGTAAAGGTTCTTGGATGAATGAAAAAGAAAGATATTATTACAAGGCGGATGACAACGATTTTCATTGTGTATGGCATCCATCAATCCATATGCCAAAAGAAGCCGCACGTATCTGGCTGAGGGTTACGGATGTACGGGCGGAACGATTGCAGGAATGCGGAGAGGGATGGTGTATTGATATTGAAAAAGAGGGCATTGCAACCCCGCAGGACCCTATATTATACATAAGTGATGACGCTTTCCATGACGCATTAAGAATGGAATTTCAAAAAACTTGGGACAAAACTATTAAGAAATCAGACCTTGACCGTTACGGATGGAACGCAAATCCTTGGGTTTGGGTTATCGAATTTGAGCGGTGCGAAAAACCGGAGGAGGAATGACAAAATGGCTGAAACAGAAATCAAAATCAAGGAATACCTTGGGGAATCGGAAATGCTGTGTCAGTTAGCAGAAGAAGCGGCGGAGTTATCGCAGGCGGCGTTAAAGCTGCGCAGGGCGTTGTGGTGTAATAACCCCACGCCTGTAACGGCAGAAGAAGCAAGGGCAAATCTGGTGGAAGAAATCGCAGATATTCTCAACGTTTCTGATTTACTACTGGAAATAGACGATGTTGACGAAATTTACGATATTGTTCAGCGGAAACGTGAAAGATGGCTGAAAAGATTGGAGGGGTGATAGCTTGGCGATTGTGAGGGAAAACGAGAGGAAAAAGGAATATCTTAAGGGGTACATATATTCCGTGCGGAAGGCGCAGCGTTTAAAAGAGCAGATTGAGGAGCTACGCAGTCAGCAGATGTTTCCGAGTGTGAACCTTGACGGGATGCCGCAGGGGAATGCACACAGCGACCTGTCTGGATATGTGGCGAGGTTGGATGCACTTGTCAGCCAACTGGAGTATGAGCAGGCTATGGCGGTACGGCAGTACAAGGAAATCCATGACAGGATACATCAGATGCAGGACGGGGCGGAGAAGGAAGTGCTGATTCGGCGGTATCTGATGGGAAGGACATGGGAGCAGATTGCGGTGGAGATGGATTACAACTACCGTTGGGTATTAAGGCTTCACGGGAGGGCTTTAAAAAATTTTGAAATTTCTGAAATAAGCCACTAAAAGCCACATCGAAATATGGTATTATAGTATTGTGAAAATTATGAAAACACAGGATATTTCATGTTACCTCCTATTTTTGGCACTCGGAAACGGGTGCCTTTTGCATTGTCCTGTAAAGTTGAGACGCAAAAAGACTTAGAATAGCATAAGGTGACGGAGTGAAATTACTTCACATTTTTGGATGTTTTTTTTGTATTTAATGCATTTTCGTCACAAAATGGCAGGGTTCTGCTTTTTCTTGTCGAATAAAGGAATTACAATCGTATTTATTCGAGGAGGTTTTAGTATGGCGGTAATGTATTTTGCAAAAGTGAGTATGAGTTCTGAGATATATGATCTTTATGAACATCCGGAACAATATCCGGAGTTTTTAAATAAATTATATGGAGCTATCAATCCAAATCTGACAATTATCGATGAGAATAAAACAAAGTATAAATTTAATTCTCTTATGTATGATAATAACAAAAAAGCTATTGCAGGAAGGTATTCAAAAATCTATCATGGTGAAGTCGAGTCTTATGATTTTATAAAAGATGAACCGATGAGTGAGCATAAACCGAATTTATCTGCAACAGTAAATTTTTATTTTGATGTGGAGGAGGAAATCATTGCTTATACGGCAGCAAGGGATTTTGGTTATAAAGCATTTACGGAGATGTTTAAACAGTATATTGAAACAGCACTTGCAGATGAAAAAATAAAAGTTGCAGTTGAATTGCTGATCAATGACAAAGAACTCATTGAACAGATTGAAAATCTGAAAGTAGTGGAAGAATTGACATTTTCTATTATTCCTCCAAATCCTCCTAATAGAAAACAATTTGATGATTTGTTTGGTAGCAGAGCAAATGTCATTTATGAATCTGGAACAACGCAATATAAAGAGGTATATGAAACAAAATCCAAGAAAACCGGTCATGGTATCAAAATGACAGACTATTTTAGGAATATTATCACAGCTATAAAAGATGGCTATGGGAAAGTAAGAGCAGAGGGTATAAATTATGGCGGACATAATGAAACAATAACAAGTTCTGACAATGCTCCAAGAAAATATATTGTTGATACAGAGTTGAAAGATTCTATTCCTTATATAAAGGAGCAAGGCGAAAAAGGTATCAGAAATATTCTGATTGAGAAAAATAAACTGGATTAAAATTTATTGGGCGGTGATATGAATGGAGGAAATGCAAAAAGAGTCAGTAGAGAAATCGCCTGGATTTATAAGAATGGTGATTGATGATAAAAAGTTTAAGGATTTTTTTATGACGATAGAAGGCATCTTGTCGCTTATAGGAGGCATTATTGTCGGAATCTTCTTTTTTCATTATTCGGCAGATACGCAAGTGAATGAGTTTAATAAGATTCTTTCGGAGCTTGCAGTTGTTTTTATTCCGGGTTTATTAGGACTGCTGGGTATTATTTTTGCAGGCTTAACTTTTGCAAGTGGTTCAATCAGTTTGAAAGCAACAGAAAATATATATAAAGAGGAAAAAATAAAATCATTATTAGGAATATTTTTTTCGTTCTATTTTGTAGGATGGCTGATTGCACTGACTATTGTTTTATATGTAATAGTATACTTTTTAGGGTTATCACCTTTTGCTGTTAATCCTAAATGGACAGGGATTCTGGCCTTTTTCATTGGTTATCTGACAATTTTTTTGATTTTTTATACAGTAGGTCTTTTTGATACATGTATCAATTTGTTTTTTGTGAATTACAAGTTTAATCAAAAAGATGAACAGGATAAGAGATAGTGGTTGATTTTGCTATGAAATTTTCAGAAAGGGGCGATGTTATGCCGGACAATGTGGGCAGACCGCCCATCTATGAAACAAAAGAAGAATTACAGAAGTGGTTAGACGAGTATTTCAGGGAGTGCGAGGGCATTCCCTTTTTTGCAATGAAAAAGACCGCATCAGCGGTCCTCTTCGGAAGAATCCTTTTTCTTTCTCCAATTACGGTATTCACCGGACTTCACGCGTTTATCGGCAGGAGGTTCGGCATCGGCAGGGATTGCCCACTGATTCCCGATTTTGATTGCAGGGATGCGACCGTCCTTAATCAGCTTGCGGACATTGCCGACATCCTTACCGAACTTCTGGGCAAATTGGGTAACAGAGATATACTCAGCTTCTAACATTGCGCATAACCTCCTTGAATTGCAAAGTAGTTTGCAAAAGCACAAGGACGGAATTTAAAATCACAAGGAGCTTTGCGATAGGTGTCCAGCCTGCGTGTATTGCATAGATAAAGAAAAACAGGAGTGAGAAAACAGAAATTTTATTTTTCATTGTCATTCTCCTTTCGGTTGGTTATAATAAACATGAGACATTGACTTTATCTAAGAAGTAAGGGGAGATTTACTCCCCGAACTTGCTAAGATTTGATGGCTGTAATCAGAGCGGCTAGGGCAATAACTGCTTGGATTACAAGTTCGACAATTTTTAGCTTAAAGTCTTTGTCTTTTTTCATTTTGCACTACCTCCTTTCTGTTTATATAATAACACGAAAAAGAGTAAATGTCAATAGAAATATCAAAATAAATCAAAAGAAATCCTGATAGCTACAATGCTTATCGGGATTTTTTATTTGCGGCAAAGGAGAAAGACAATGAAGGAATTTGCAAAAGGCTTCTACAACTCGGCGGCGTGGAAGAAGTGCAGGCGAGCATACATAGACAGTCGCATCATGGTGGATGGCGGAATGTGTGAGATATGCGGAGAACGTGTGGGCTACATTGTCCATCACAAACAAATGCTAACGCCGACCAATATCACAGACCCAAACATCACGCTGTCCTTTGACAACCTGCAATATGTCTGCAAGCTTTGCCACGATGAGGAAGAAGGACACTTCGTCCAACGGAAGGGATGCTGCTGTGGATTCGATGCGGAGGGACAGCCGATAGACAAAAGAAAAATGGAATAGCCCCCCCTATTTTTATTTTTGGTTTGGCAGTACGGAGACCGAGGAGTGGACTACTGTTTCAACGGGCGTGCGTGCGCGTGGGGGGTGTAGTATAAGGGCGGAAAAGAGAGGAAGTGAGAAAATGGAGAAAGGAAAAATCAAAGCGGCGGAAATGCGGAAATTGAAACGTATCTTCAAGGAAATTCCGGAAAATAAAAAGAAAATTGTGGAAAAGCTGATAGACAATGCTGCCTTTATGGCGGAGCAGTTGGATCATCTGCAAACGGACATTGAGGAGAAGGGATATATTTCGGAGTACCAGAACGGTGAAAACCAGTGGGGGACGAAGAAGGCTCCGGAGGTTGAAATCTACACCGCGACGATTAAAAATTATTCCAGTGTAATCAAGCAGCTTCTGGATCTGATGCCCGAAACGGATGAAGCGGCGGTGGATGAGCTTGTTTTGTTCCGGCGGGAGCGTGATAGCAAATGACGGAATTTGAACAATATTTTTCGGCGCTTTATGATGGCACGATTCTTGCCTGCGACAAAATGAAGCGGGTCAGTGAAATGCTTTTGAATCAGTTTGCGAGCCCCGGGGAATTTCATTTCGATTATGAGGTTGCAAAGTGGCATATCGCATTTATTGAGCGTTTCTGCAAGCAGCCGACAGGCAAACTGGGGCAGCCGTTACAGCTTGAGCTATTCCAGAAGGCGAGGCTGCAGGCAATCTTTGGTTTTGTGGATGACAATAACCTCAGACAGTACAACGAAGTGATGATTGTGGAAGGCAGGAAAAATGGTAAAACAACCGAGTGTGCCGCCGTGGAAACGGATTTACTGCTGAATGACGGAGAGGGTGCGCCGGAGATTTACAACGTTGCAACGATGCTGGACCAAGCGAAGCTTGGGTTTAATGCGTGCTACAAGATGGTGCGGCAAAGCCCGACCCTGCGGAAGCATATCCGCAAACGTGCTGCGGATTTATATGCGCCTTCCAATCTTGGGTTTATTAAGGCACTGGCAAGCAACACAAACAGTCTGGACGGCTTGAACGTGCATGGAGCCATCATTGATGAACTGGCGGCAATTAAAAACAGAGATATCTATGATTTGATTAAACAGGCAATGGGTGCGAGAGAACAACCATTGCTTTTTTGTATTACCACAAACGGCTTTGTCCGCAGCGGCATTTTTGATGCGCAGTATGAATACGCAAAAAAGGTGCTGGACGGGAAAATAAAAGCACCGCGCTTTCTGCCGTTTATCTATGAGTTGGACGATGCTTCCGAATGGGACAAACCGGAGATGTGGATAAAGGCAAACCCCGGTCTTGGCACCATCAAGAAAAAGGAATATCTGGAGGAAATGGTGCAGAAGGCGAAGAATGACCCATCCTTCAAGCCAACGGTTCTGGTAAAGGATTTCAATATTCCACAGACGGCACAGTCTGCATGGCTGACGTTTGAGGACTTAAACAATGAGGAGCTGTTGCCGGAGGGCGGCGCATTTCGCTATTGCATTGGCGGCTTTGATGCTGCGGACAGCATTGACCTAAACGCCGCAAAGGCAATCTGCAAACGGCGTGGGGATGATAAGCTTTACATTAAGCAGATGTACTGGATTCCGCAGGCGGTTTTGGACCAACAGGAGGAACGAGGAGACCGAAGGGAACGGGACGGCGTGCCGTACAGCTTATGGGTGTCGCAGGGCTTGATGCGTACCTGCGAAGGTCGGCGCGTGAATAAGCGGGTAATTCTGGATTGGTTCTGCGAATTAAGGGACAGAGAAGATATTTATCCGCTTTATATCGGCTATGACCCTTGGCATATCTCGGATGAGCTGCTGGCGGCATTTGAGCAGGAGTTCGGGCGAAACGTCATGGTTAAAGTTCGGCAGGGGGTTCTGACATTATCCCAGCCGATGAAGGATTTAAAGGCGGAATTTCAGGAAAAGAAAATCGTCTACAACAACAATCCGATTGATAAATGGTGTCTGATTAACACCGAGGAAAAGAAGGATGTCAACGGCAACGTGCAGCCTGTCAAGAGCGATGAGCGCACAAGACGCATTGACGGCACAGCGGCACTTCTGGATGCCTATGTGGTGTATTGCAATAAAAGAGATGAATTTGAAAGTCTGATTTAAGGAGGTGAGAAAATGGGTTTATGGAACAGAATTGTGCAAAAAATGAGCAAGCAAACTTTCAAGATGGTGCAGGAGAGGGGGAACGGCTTTTATGCGTGGAACGGCAGGCTATACCATTCCGATGTGGTGCGTGCCTGTATCCGCCCGAAAACAAAAGCCATCGGTAAGGCGGTTGCAAAGCATATCCGTACTACGAGAACGCAGGAGGGGGAGCGGGTAGAGGTCAATCCGGATGCCTATATCCGTTTTCTGCTGGAGGAGCCTAATCCGCTGATGAGCGGGCAGATGCTGCAGGAGAAGGTGGCAAATCAGCTGGCACTGAACCACAACGCCTTTATTCTGATTGTACGGGATGAATTTGAAAAGCCGATAGAATTGTATCCCATTCCCTGTTCGGGGGTGGAGGCTTTTTACAAGGACAACGAATTGTTTTTACGGTTCGTATTTCTGAACGGGAGGGAAAGCACCTTCCCATACAGTGATATCATTCATCTGCGTGATGATTTCAACGAGGATGATATTTTCGGGGAAAGTCCGATGGAGGCACTTTCTCAGCTGATGGAGTGTGTCAGCATTATGGATCAGGGCTTTGTGAAGGCTATCAAGAACAGTGGTGTGATTCGCTGGCTGCTGCG